GGCCAAAGTGAGAGGGTACTGGCTGCATAGGAGGAGGGCTTGGAAATTTCCATAGTATAGTTTTCTTCGGTTCCCCCCTCGGAATTTACACCAAGAATAAAACGTCCGTCATTGGTGTTAGTAATCTTGGTTTGGAGACCCCTGTATTGGAAGCCTGTTTTCAAATTTAGACCTGAATAGTTGTAACCCAAACCAGGGTACAACGATGCGGTTTGGTAGGCGCCTTGCCCTCCTGAAGTATGGAACGTTACACCACTACATGTATGGGTTGCTGGCAGAGAGCCCGACTGGGTACCTATGCTATCCTCGTCACCCTTGAAGGGAGCAAATAGGGAAGAACCCATGTAGCTCATGTCGTTGTCGGAGACGGGAAAAAATGGGATGGTGCCTGGGTCGCCTGGGGCTTCATAGTCAGCCAAGTATAGGAATTCAAGGTCCGTCACATCAATCGGAGTTGCAGAAAGATAATTTCCAGCGTAGTTTACGCCAGAAGCTACATAGGTGAAGAGAGTAAAATACGATCCTGTACCGCCTTTCCTGCCCGCAATTATACCGCTCCCGTCTCCGTAAACATTGGGCGCAAAACAAATTGAGCCGTTGGTCGGGTCAAAAGCCTTGGCAAATCCAGCCATGACAGCGGAATTTTTGTGGGAATTATCCGCATCCCACTGAGCCTTTGTTACCGCAGGATAAGGAGTTTGCCCTGTTCCGCTAGCGCCGGGGCGGTCTCTGTAGATGTAGACCGAGGTGTCCGCATCATCGACAGCAGTCCCATTCTTGTCATAAGCCCGCAGATCAAAACGGTAAACAACATTGGAACTTAGTTGTGAATTAGCAAATTTACAGTGCGGTTTAGTCTCCAGGTTAGGAACCGCATTTGCAGCTTTCTGTGCGGTAGTAGCTGCTCTAACAAAGTAAACTTGGTTAGTCCTTTGCAGGATTTGTAGAGCACCAAAAACACCTTGACCTCCGGTAACTAAATCGGGAGTTCCGAATTTTCGGATCAGATCAGCCGGAGAAGTTACGAGAGTTGCTTCGTCAATAGGACCTTGAGAAGCAAAGCCTACAACACCAACGATTGAAGGATTTACGGACGGAGCGTAATCAGATACGTCTTTTTCGATCGCGTAAACACCGGGGGAAACGAAATTTGCCATATTTTACCTTTAAATAATTTGAAGAAGCTGCCTTCTTTGTAGTTCCAAACAGAGGTCTGTGATTGATTTTTCAGGAACAATGATAGATTTGCCAGGAGTCATCTCAATGTGCTCATACAACCCCCCAGATTTCAAAACAATTTCCAGGTTTTGTCCGGCAACATTAATAATGGTTCTAGTCTTCATGAAACTTCCTCTATGTTTATTTAGCGTAAGCGAAGTCTAAAATCACTTTTATTTGCTGATTTTTAAGTTCCAGAAGTAGGATAAGTCTTTAAAATTTCTGTGTCGTTCTTTCCAGAACGAACATAAGGACTAGTATTGGTGGTTGTAACAGTTCCAGAAGTCGTAGTGAAAGTCGTTTGTTCCTTGCCTGTCTGGATTTCCACCTCGTAATTCATCTCCGTGATTGCCCCGTTTGACTGAATCATATATTGTCTAGCCGGAAGGTAGGTTTCCACATCAAACGTTACAGTCTTTTTAATTATCCTATCTTCTCTGTCTGGGGCAGTGATGACCGAATTGTCCGACACAGCAGCGAGGAACGCACAAGCATTCGTGTTAAAATCTGTTTCTACTCGTATATGTGGGTGAAACTTATTCATCACATATTCAATCAGCTGGTTCATATCCTCTACGTAACGAGTCCACAAATGCAATTGGTAAGAAACCTTAACCGCTTTTGGCGCAAGAGACGCAACGCGAGTAAACCTTTTCGTTTTAGTATTCCGAATAGTCCAAAACTCTATATCAAAATTAGGTCGTCGTCTTTCGTTGTCTTCTTCCGTGTCTGAAATCGCAATCGTCATTGCGGGAATCAATGTTGTTCTGTCGTCAAATAATTTAGCAATCGCTCTCTCATAGTTTGAATACCAAATCGGGACTGAGTACACCTCAAGATCCTCCCCTAAAATTTGAGCATCACTGAACAGGCTTAGGAGTCTCTTGGTCGTTGCTCTAAAGAAATGCATACTCCGAAAGTTCGCATTCTCCCTTTCGAAGATTTGCCGTTTAATATCAAACTTATTGGGAACTCTAGCACGTTCAGACGTGGTAAATACCTCAGCTGTACCATCCACAGCAGGAGGGTATTCGTAACCGAAGGGTGGACCAGAAACAAGAACCATTAGTAAGTGCTAAATGTGGCGGGTTCCTCTATCTCAGAGAGTAATTGTTCTTCAAGCTTCTCTATTTCAGCTTGGGATTCAGCAATAAGAGCGGGACCATTCAATTGTGCGCCACCTTGTGGTGACGGTAATGTGGCATACTTACCTCGAATCTCTCCAAGAATACCTTTGGAGATCGCAAGGGAATACCTTTGAAGCCAGTTGACGAAGTAATGATGTAGCGTATCTGTATTCAAACTCTTGTATTCAATGACTACATCTTCGCCGTCGTCTGTGACAGGAGTGGGGTACACCATCAGATACTTACTGTTTACAATCTGAAATGAGCCTTCCCTGCCGAGAATCTTACGGATCATCTTTAAGTGCATCTTCAAAAGTAGAAAATCACTTACCGCGTAATCATTGAATAAAAAGTTATCCTGGAAATACTTTATGAAGAAATCCATCTCCAGAGATTGGTTCGCGAGAGGAACACTCAACAAGGATTTCTTATAAGCGGCATATCGAAAATTGTTCACCATGAACGATGGAAGCTCGTACATGTTTTCGCCTGCTTGAGTTGTAAACGCTGCTAATTGGGTACACCAATCCGGAGCGTGATAATCCAGTTTACTGATAGCCTCATCAATCGCGGTTAAAATCTGGAAGTCATCCAGTTCTACACGAACTACAGGATGACCGAGCCTAGCCTTGATAAAATCACGTATCAAAGCGTAGAATCTATTGAATTCTATGTTATCGGAAAAGTACCTTCTATTGAGAGTATCGTAAGGAATATCCCCAGAGGGAGCCGTAAACGAAGACGTATTATTGCCACTTCCGTATCGGTCTACAAGAAAAGGACCCCAGGCAAAATTCGGCTTTACTGGTGCTGCTGCCATGTCATACTTATATATGGAAGAAGCCCAGCCAAATTAGCTGGGCTTCCTTAACATTAATCCGTATCAGGATTATTAACTGTAGGCTAGAGTGCCATCGTTGTATCGACCAGCCTTCTGGAACGGAGTCAGGAGGTAACGGCTATCAGCGCCGACGATACGAATAATCCTATAGAACCTTGAAGCCGGGTTAATCTGAGCAGTCGCATAGCGAGTAATCAGACCCTTTCTTGGCTGGAAGGTATTAGGATCAGTAATGGTTGGCAGCATCTGGAGCGGAATATACGGGGCGTAAACAAAGCCCGCATCCATTGGTGAGCCACCCTTATAACCCATGAGAAGTTCATCCTCAGGGTAAAGCGGGTCGACATAAACGTCATACTGTCCCATCCACTTACCTTTGTACTCAATAGTAGCACCAAGTTTACCAGCGGAATCATTTGGGAGACCGCCTTCAAGCTTGGCAGCAGAAGAGAGCATTGCAGCAACGAATGGCGAGCAAACGATATAGTTACCAGCCCCACGGAGCGTAGTTCTGTAAATATCCTGCGCAGCAAAGTTGATTACAGCAAGAAGGTTGCTGTAGACTTCGCCAACGTGACGAGGAGCAAGACCCAACGCAGTAGTACCAAAGTCTACAAAGAAGACGTTTGAACCATAGTTTTGGGTTGGCATGCTATCACCATCGCCCGCGTTTGAGCCGCCTTGCACGGGACCCTGGGAGTTAGTGCCAAACGGTTGATCGAAACCAAAGTCACCTGGAGCACCAGCGCCTGCTTCCGGACCATTATTACCGGCAGGAGCACCGTCAGCAGCAAAGCTGTTAGCGCCAGCTTGGTCCTGGTAATCGCCTAAGCCGTTAGACCACTGACTTTGGTTCTGATAATCGTAAGCGATGTTACGAATAGACTCAACCAATTCACGGTCGATTTCCAAAGCTACTTCCTTTGACAGAAGTTCAGTTAGCTCACGCTCAAGATCGAGGTTGTGGTATGCACGAAGGTCTTGTGAAGCTTCCAACGTCCAGAGAGCGCGGAACTTACGAGTACGTGCGGTTACAGCCTGTTGCTCGATAGTAAAGTTAACTTCTGGAATACCAGAGCCACTTAGACGCTCACCCGCTGATACGAAGTATTGAGCGCCAACAAAATTCCGGTTCGGGAAGGCAGCGATCTGACCACCAACAGTAGCTGAAGGTAAGGTAGTGCTACCAGACATACCTGAGTATGCGAGAGCACCGGACGGACCAAACGAGGCTCCAGTTGAGGATTGGCTGTCTAAGGACGCAAGTCTATTTTGAGTTGACGCAATCCTACCGCCGTAAACCATACGGTACTTGGAGTAAACTACTTCAGAATCCGAAGAACCATCAGTAGTACCGCCGTCACCTGCGCGG